GCTCATTGTGTATTCCTCGGAAACCGTCACCACTCCGCCTTGCTTGCGCCAGTTGATCGCGGTGTAAAGGTAGTTGCGGTCTCCGGGTAACACAGGAGCGAGCGGAGGAGAAAGAATGATGTTCCCGATGCCTGAGTAAATGCTCGGGATATTGTCCTGAATATATGTTAGCTTGTAAGTTCCTCCGATGTTTAGAAACGAGTCAATTCCACGGCGCTTTTTGTTGTAGAGCAGAACTCCCGCATCCGTTGCTCCCCCAACGGCCTTTGTATAAACCGGAACTGTGTTGTTATCGAGAAACTTCTGAATCGTGGCAAGTTCCGTCGGCGAAACAGGCGGATTATTGACTGGAAACGCGAACCTTGGGTGCGTTTCAACCGGCTCTGCGCTGGTGTTCACGCTGAACTCCTGTTGCGAGTAGGTGTATTTGTTGCCGACGATCACGCCGCGATAGGTGCAAGTAACGGCCATCACGTTGCCGGGCTCCCGCTTGGCTTGCGCTTCGTAAAGTTTCAACGCCGGGTATGCCGGATGCGGCGAAAGCGGATTCGGAATGCTGGACAGCGTAAATCCTGCCGATGTCACCTTGTATGTGAGCACGGCCTCGCCGCTGCCGTCCGGTCCCTGCCTTACGTCGTCGCCGTCCGGCTGATACTGCGCTGTAAATGTTCCGATCTGAATGGCTGGCATACGTTACTTTTTCATCTTGTCCTGGCCTTGCTTTTCGATTGCCTTGGTTTGCGCCTTAATAAGCTCGTTTGTAAATTCCTGCTGTCGAATCATCTTGATCTGGTTGCGCGCCTCAATGGTCATTCCTTGCACCATATAGCCTCCACCGCCTCCGACCTTAGCCATGCTGGATGCAATCACCTTGTAAGGGTCTTGCGCGCCAAATGCCTCGGTTCTGGATTTAGCTTTAGATTGATTGCCTGCACCCTTTGTTATGTAATCTTCTCCCGCCTTTAAGGCATCCGCAACAAGTCCTGATAGCTTATCGGCAGCTCCTTCGGTTGGTGTGGTTATACCCTTGATGAATCCCCCAATGCCTCCAAAAATTCCACCGGCGCTTTCAAGTTTATCTTGTCCCTTGGCAAGCATCTTGTTTCCCTTGTTGCTTGCTTTTGCCGCTTCCGTTGATAACTGCTCTTTTTTGTCATCAGACAAAATTGGCATTCCTAAAATAGTGATGTTACTCAGTGCGCTAACTATCGATTCTTTTATAGCACCTCCAATTATTTTTGCGAGGCCCTGAAATATCAGCACAATTCCATCAAAGATTTTTGGATTGAACTTAAATTTTTTAAGCGTTTCTTGAATCTCACTTAGCTTTTCCTTTAGGTAATCAACTGCCATCATGAAGCCAACCTTCAGTGATAGCCCTAGAATTTCTCCAATTTTGCCATTGATTACAATGCCAACCAGAAAGGCGGCAGCCTTTGCAATTCCATCTCCAAAAGAAGCTCCGATCCCAGCCAAGTCGATAGAATTAAGGAAATTCAAGACTGCGAGCAAAGGCGTGACAAAGCGCGCAGTCATCGCAAGAAAGAAGGTTTGCAGCTTACTGCCGACGCTTTGAATAATCTCGAAAACTTTGCTTAGTCTCTCCGCGTTTTCGCTGAGAACCTTCGCTTGCGAGCCATAGCTGGCCGTGGCGTTTTCAAGTGCCTGTGCAAAATCGGTTGTTCCCGCGAAAAGCGAGGCCATCGATCGTTGACTATCGATAAGTTCATTGATCTGTGTCCTAGCTTCCTCCGCGCCCAGTCCCGCGTTCTCGAGCATCTTCTGCGCGATTAACAGCTTGCCGGTGTCCATTGCCCCAAGTCGCTGGCTGGCGTGAAAAATCTCGTTTCCAAAATTGATTGCTCCCTCAATCCCCTCTTTCCAGAAATTTGCCGTCTTGAATACCGCGAAAACAGCAGTCAATGCGACAAGCGCCTTTTTCGCGGTCGAGATTGCCTTGTCGAATCCCGCGATGTTTAGCTCAAGAAATCCTGTGGCTGTTGCTGCTGCTGCCATATCTTAGAAAATGCTGGTCACTTGTTTAGCTAGTTTTTGAAGTTTGGTTTTGTATCCGGCCCCGACAATATCCGCCGAGCGGCTGGCAACGCGATCTTTGCTCTCGACGATGCCGGCGTATTTGACGGCGTTGCCGATGTAAATGCGGATCCGAGTGCCGGAGCTTTCCACTTTTTCGATCTTCCATCCGCGCGCAAAGGTGCCGCGCGCCCTGATCCGACGCATTAGCTCTTTCATCGGCGATACGCCTTTCTTGCGCCTTATTTTGCCTCCTAGTTTGCGGAATACCGCAAATAAATCATCCTTAGTTGGCGCGACTATGTATCCCAGTTTGCGCGTAGTCCGCAGGAAAAAGTTGCCCTGCTCGGTGGCAAGGTTTTTCCCTTTGTCCTTCGCGGCCTTTTGCATCCGATCAAAAGCCTGGGTGAGTCCCGAGGGATCAAAGCGCATTACGCATTGCCTCCATTTCCTCGGTGATCTGCGCGGGCTCCGTGGCGATGGAGTGCATCCGCATCAGCGCGTGGTGATAGGCATTGCCTCGGCAGAGCGGCAGCTCCCAAAGGATGAAGTGCTCGTCCCAGCGGAAATACCGTGCTAACGTCGCCACATAGGCCGCGCACGGTGGCGGCTCTAGGAGTTTGGGTCAGATGCAAGGCTAACGTCCTCCATTGGTTGCGCTTTGTCTGCTTCGCTGTTTTCAAGCAAAGCGCGGATAAGTTCAGCGGCAGCTTCCACGTCCTCGGGTTGATATTGCACCTGATCCATCCATCGGTTCACGGCTAGATCAAAAGCCTCTGGCTTGCGGCGTGCGCGAATCAGTTCGCTCTCCGGACAGATTGTCCCGTAAACAAAAGTTGGGATGTCAGTAAATGTTGGAGCTGATGGGTTTGCCAACAGTCCGAGGATCGACGCCTTGCGAGCGTAGCTGAGTGGTTTGATCTCGATGCCTTTAAACTCAAAGGTTTTGAGGAAGTTTTCGTTGGGGTCTTTCATAGGTCAGAGCATTGCTTTCATTTTTGCGCGCAGTCCGGCGCTGGCGTGTTCGCCGATTAGGACAGTTTTGTTTCCGGCAGTTAGGATTTGCATCGGCTTAACGTCTTTCCGAATCCAGTTCAGCAGCACCTCTCGGTTTTCAAGCGCGCCTTTCATCCAGTAGAGCGGGTGCTCCTTGTCGAGTTTAAACTCGGCCCAATCTCGCGCAGACTTATATGCCTCCATCAATCCCTTGGCTTTGTCGCGCAATCCAAAGCCAGAAACGTCAAACCAGAACGTGAAGACCTCGCTCCGGCGTCCGCGCACTTGATCGACAACGCAGGTCACCGGGTCAACTTGGCGGATGGGTATTCCAAGCGCCACAAGGATTGCGGCCAGTTTAATGTCGCAGGTAGGGAGATTGTCCATAGGTCATAGGCCCGTGCAATTACGCGATAAGCGGGTATTGCGTAGCGTTGGCTGTGATCTTCTTAAACTCGGTGTTGGTCTTGGCGATCTCGATGTCGTCTACGTAGATGCCTCCGGTTGTTCCGCCGTTTACCGTGTTGGTGTTCGCCACGGTCAAGGCTAGGCCAGGAGCCGCGTTTGTGATCGTGCCGGTGAGCACGCCAGAGATGGAAAACGTCTGAAGCGGATTATAAAACGCTACGGCAACAAATTCGCCAGCTTCATTCCGCACTTCATTCTTTTCACGAACGACTTTTGCCGTGACGGTCTGCACAAGCATCCCGGTTTCTGCGGTAAGTCCGAAAAGGGCTCCGGTGGTTCCAATAGTGATGACGGCCATAAATAGGTGGGTTGGTTTCTGCGTTGGTAGTTAGTGGGTCTTTTACGTCAAAATTCTCAAATTTGCAAGTTGCTTTCTCAAAAATGAGAGATTGGTCATACGTTGTCTCTTGGCATTGCATGAAGCTCGTATTGCATCTCGTAGATGTAGGCCTTGAGGTCGGTGTCCACGGTCATCTGTCCGCTAGTAGGAACGAATCCGTGGCAGTGAAATTCTGCCAGCGTGGAAAGGGCTGAGGCCGGCGCGCTGTAAGCGAAGTTATTCATCGCTGTAATTACCTCCTGCCGCTCGGCTTCCGTGGTTTCCTTGGTGTGGCTGCGAAACATCGAGGCGCATGTCAGTTTGAAAATTCCGCATCCCGGCGATATTTCCTCCTCATTGCCAGTTGCGCGGGCGATGATGTAAGGCATCGGGTCTTTGATTAGTGACGAGTCGCTGATGTAAACCTTGCCCTCGCAGACGGTGCCGACAACGGCGGCGAGCAACTGCGTCTGCAATGCAAGCTCCGTTTGGCCGATGATGTTGTTTGTGGTGCTCATGCTCCTCTGACTGTTACGATCAACTCTGCGCCGTCTGCGCTGGTTACGCTGCCTGTGACGATCTTTTTCGTCTGGACGGTCTGTCCCGGCTGTCCCGGCTTTGGCTCGGCAAGCGTCAGCGTTTCGCCGTCGTTGATGTCAGCCAGATCGGAAGTCTGGAAATGGATGCGCTGCGGACTGTCCATTTCAGCTCCGCCGTAAGCCTCCACGTCAATGTTTTGCTGATCGTCCAGCAGAACGGTAAACGTCGTGGATTTCCCAGAACGAACGAGCGTTGCGGTCGCGGTCATCTCGTTGGTGAAAAGTCCCGCCAAATCTGTGGCTAGCTGCGTCCTCATGCTCATGAAAGAGCCTCCTCTAGTTCTTCGCGCACTGCGGGTTGCCCTGGCGGAAGCTCAAGTATCCCATCGCTTTTCGCATTAGGAAAGCGGCGGTTGAATACCTCGCTCCCGATCTTGTTCGCTTCGCTGCTGTTTTCTTGCGCGTAGGTTTCGTCCCACGGCACCGCCTGATTGAAGGCCGGGTGGTCGTGGAAAAGGATGATGTCGCGCGCCTCGATTAGCTGGCACCGTCCCTTGTCTGCGTCGGTGTATGCGCGGTAAGTGTTTTCTGTGTCGGCGAAGACTCCGGTGTATTCGCGGTGCATAAACCCATTTGATCCGTCCGCGTCCTCGGCTTTCTTTTGCTCCATGTAGGCGCGGGTCATCACTGTCGAAACACAAAGCCTGTCGGTGCGCTGTCCGTCTGCAACGGCGATGAAGACAGGCGCATCCAAGTCTTCGATCTTGTCCAGGATCATCTCATCCCATCCCGAGGGCGGGATGATGTCGTCCTGCGCTTGGATGATGATCTTGCCGCGTGCGGCGCCGGCGGCGATGTCGTAGTTCGTCGGACATCCGCAGCCCTTTGGCGCGACGGTGTGCCGGAATCCCTTGAGCATTTTGGCGCTTCTCTCGTCGCCTTCGTGAGTGCCGAAAATGTATTCAACCTTGTTCGGATACTTGGCGCGCGACATCCAAAGCTCCCGCATTTGGAGTGCTTGCAATGGCCTTGCTAGCGTTGCGTGAACGATTGAGAATGTGGGGCCTTCTTCGGTGTTGTAGAGCTCCTCGAAAGCGGTGATGTCGCCTCCGCTGAGTCGCAAACATTGCGCGTAAAGCTCCGCACCTTTCCAGCCATACCAAAGATGATTTAGACTCCAATAAGTGCGAATCGGCTTTGGGATTCCCATCATCATTCGGCAAAGCGTCATCGCCTTGTCGTGGTTGCCGTCAATGATCGCGTAATTGACAAGCAACGCCAGCGCCTCCCTGCGGTCAGGCATCAGCTCGAAAGCTTCGCTGGCTCGCTTCTTTGCCAGTGCGCCAGGCTCAAGCTGCGCGAGGTTCAGCAGCGTCTCGTATTTCTCTAACGTCTCAAGGCCGGGAGCGTGAAGCGCAGCCAGTCCGTATTTCTTCGCAAGCACCGTGTCGCTTCCCTCGAAATACTCCTGATGGAGATAGAAGTAGTTCCGCGCATTGTCTTCAATTCGCGTTTTAAGGATCGCCACGTTTCGCTCCCGGCTTCCGCTTTTTGTCGAGTCGGGAGAATGAACGAACTTAGCTGCATCGAGCATCTTGTAAGATACCTCTCCATCAAATCGGAGTTGCTCATGGATCGGATAGCGCCAGTGAGAGCGTCCGTTGTTGCGGATCAGCCTTTCCCGATGAACGACTTGCTGTGCGTGGATGTCGCCGCGCACTTTGTAAGGACAAACGAACACGTCATATTTCCCCTCAGTTGCCGCGTTACTCATGGCTTCCGCTGCGCCTTCGTCAAGGGTGTCGTCGCAGTCCGCCCAAAGTAGATACTTAGGCCCGCCGTCTTGTGCCATCTCCCAAGCTACTTGGCGAGCTGCCCCAAAGTTGTCAACGTGGGGAAAGTCGGCTTTGTTTTTGTAATGATGAACGCCGTAGGGCATTTTCAATTCCTGACAGACTCGGTGAATGATTGCCTCTGTCCCGTCTGAGTCGCGGTTTCCGACAGCCATGACGAAGCTCATGGTGTCTGCCACATCGTAAAAGCCGCGAATGAATCGCTCAATTACCTTTTCCTCGTTGCCGACGATGACGGCCAGTGCGATGAGCGGCTGGGTGAATGGTGGGTTATTTTGGTTTTTCATAAGTCATAAAAAGAGCCGCCGCCGTCTTTTAGTTCGGCGGCGGCTCATTAGTGGGTTGCTTCCGATTAGGCGAAGCTGGTGGTGATTAGGATGCCCGCGGTTTCGTCGATTACTTTCTCGGCGGTGTGCTGGCGAACGCGGAGGATGTTCGAGCGGCGGGCGTCGTCCCGATAAGTCTCAGGCGTGAAGAGGCCGGTCGTGTCGCGGTCCCATTGGATCGTGCGACCGCATCCGCCTGCCTGATATTCGCCGCCCTGCACTTGGCCGACCCAGATGTAGGTATCAGACCAGATAAACGAGCCAGAGAAGGTCTGCCCCTTCTGGTTGCCGTTCTTCGGCGCTTTGCCGATGTAGAGGGTATCAATGCCGAGCGCCTGCGCGACATCATTCTCGGCCGGCAGCGCGCGCTGGTTGGCTACGCGAGGCACAACGCCGTAGATCTGATTCTGCATGAGCTGGGCGCGGCGGAGGCGGTTGAAGACAGGCTGCGACATGATCACCGCGTTTGCGATGATGCCCTGCTTGAGCAGCGCGGTTTTCGCAGCATCTACGTCGGCGGCTGGGTCGGTCGTGGCCACGTTGGCAACGGTGTAGGCGGCGGTGGCAGACAGTGCGGTGGCGCTCCAGGACGTAGTGGCGTTGATGAGTGCCGCAACTCGCGCCTCGTAGCTGATGCGGAGCGAACGCTCCAAGAGCATGGCTTCAGCGGCTTCGAGGTTCATGAAACGCTCAACCTCTGACTCGTAGCTGTCATCAATAACAGCCTCCAGACCGTATTCCTGCGTGTCGTAGGTGTCGGTATCGTATCTGCGATTCACGCGGTTGTAGGCCGATCCCTGCTCGCGCGGGACGGCATCGGCGTTCATCAGCTCGGCATTAGCCAGCTTGGCCTTCATATAGACGCCGCGACGGACGCTTTCGGCTTTTACCGGGAACACGCTGTCGCCGATGAAGAGCTTGTTGAAGTCGCTGTTCGCCTGCATGACGAGCGCGAAAATGTCGCTGCGGGGAGTTGCTTGTGCGTTAGTGTAAGGCATGTGGTGTTATTCCTCGGTGGGTAGTGGGTTGAGTGGGTGAGTGGGTATCAGGGAAGCTTGAACGCAAACTCCAAGGTGATGCCGTTGCTGGCAACGCCAGCCTGCAACGCCTGGAGCTTGGCAGGCCCGAAGGTGCCGTTGACAGCGGCGGCGAATCCGCCGGTGACAATGGCGTAAGCGGTGCCAGCCGTCACGGCGCTGCCGGTGGCCTGGATTAGGAAGGTGCCGGGAGCAGTCCAGAGCTTCACGGTGCCGTAGCCGGCGTCCGCGATGTCCTGCTGGGTGATTCCGACTCCGATGTCGGCGTTTCCGGCGGAAGGTGTGATCGTGCCGTCAGACTGGATGGTGACGGCTTTGTAAGCGGAGATTGCGCCGCTTGCGATGAAGCTGCGAAAGCCGATTTCGTTTTGGGATGCCATAGTGGTGGTAGTGGGTAGTTGGTTAGGGTGATGTTACTTCTTTGCGAGGCCTGGCTGGCCATTGTCGCGCCAGACTTTGAACGCGGTCGGGTTGACGCGGGCGAACGTCTTGACAGCTTCGGCGGGGTTGCCTTCGTGCCGTTTCAATTCGGACTCGAAAGATTTCTGCGCGGCGTCAACTGGCGTTTCGGACTTGGTCGCGGCGGGTGCTCCGGCGGCGGGGAGCTTGATACCGAGACCAGCGGAAAGCCGCTTGATCGTCGCTTCGATCACGCGCGACATCTTCTTTTCCTCTTCTTCGTCAGCGGCCATCTTATTGCCTTTGCCCATGACGGCCTTGCCTTTACCGACTGGCTCGACATTCGGATCAATGCCTTCCGTGGGTTCTTCGCCTTCAGTCCCGGCATCGTTCACTTCGTCGTCCTCGGCCATTTCTTTCGGGTTGGCATCTTCAAATGCTTTTTTGAAAGCCGCGTATTCGCTGGCAAGCGCGGTGATCTGTTCCGCGATCTGTTTCATGGTCGGCTCAGGAGCCGCTTCGTCCTGGGTTTCTGCGAGTTCTTTTTCGGCGGAGTCAGTTGCGAGTTTTTTGGGTGGCATAAATTCGGGATTGATTGGGGTTATATCAGACTTAAGAGTTGTTGCAACTGTTTTTTCGCATTTTTGAGAAAAGAACAAAGAATGATTAGCAGCAGGGTCAGACACAAGTGCCGCGGTCATTACTTCCGAGCAGCGCGCCAGTATGGTTCTGCCGTCGATCTCATCCTGTCCGATGAACTCCAAAGAGATGCCCATGTGCCTCGGGTTTGTGCGTGCGATTTCAAAGATGCGAGGTGCTTCGTCCTCTGTCTCGTAGATGTGCAGATTGCCAGTGACGCGCGATGTCTCGCGGAAGAAGTTGTCCACGTAGCCAGCCGTTGCGAAAACGCCGCTGCCGTGGTCGATCTTCACCTTGATTGTTTCCGACGCTAGGCAGAACTCGAAAATCTGATCGAGGCAAGTCTGATCCACTACGACCTGCCGACCTTCATCGTCCTTGTGTCCCTTGGCGTCTCCCTCGCTGATTAGTGAGACGCGACGGATGACGCGGTTCGCCTCATCAACTCGGGATTCGCCGGGTATGGCAGCGAAGTAATGGCGCGGTGCTGAGAAGTTGCTTTTCGGGTTTTGAATTTTCTCGGCCTGTTGCTTGAACCATTCGCGGGCGGCATCGGGGGAGAGCGGGTTAATGCCCCAGAGATAGTGGGCTACTGCGCCGGCGCCCGGCCAGTCCTTGTCGTCGGCATTGCTGTTTTTGCCTGCCTCAAGATCCACCGCGTGACGCTCCGCCCATGCGTTGGCCTTCACAATTTTCTCGTCGCTGATCTCGCCCGCTGCCATGCGCCTAGCGGCGTCCTTGGTGCCTTCGGTGAGTCCGTCCCCTGCTTGGTCGAGCAACTCAAGGCCGCGCTTCGCCGCGTTGATGATGTAGTCGGGTGGCTTCATTATTTTGTGACCTTTGCTCCGCTCTTTCCTGACGCATCGCCCTTTGCCGTGCCTTTGCCCTGTGGGTCTTTGTTGGGAGTATCGGACTTTGGAGCCTTCGGTGATGCCTTGATTCCGCCACGCTCTCCAACAGCAGCAAACTTAGACGCTTCCTTCTTTGTTCCTTTGTTTTCTGGCTTATTCAATTTGAGCCATTCCTCTCCTTTGCGCCTTGCTACGGCCAGCATTTGGCGTCGCGTCTTGAAATTGTCTTGGACGTATTGGGCAATGATCTGTGCATAATTTTCGGAAACACCCATGCCTTTCAATAGCGCCACGGCTTCACGAACTATGTTGACGTGCTCCTTGGCTTTTTGAATCGCTTGTTCTTCTCTGAACTTTATGCGGTCTTTTATTGCCTTGTCCCTTTCAATGATTTTGTCGGAAACTTCATTGGCAACAGACGGTCTGACCTGATCGCTGTCGTATATTTTATAGGCGGCGGCAATGGCCTGCTCAGTTGGCAAAACCTCCTTAAGAAGATCAACCATGTAGCGTATTGTGACCGCCCTTTTCACGCTGGGATCAACGGCCAGCCGGTGAAATTCTTTCTCTGTTTTAACCGGCTCGCCGTTTTCGTCCGTAGTCGTCGTTTCACTCTGACTGATGTTTGTTGGCTTGGCGGGACCGCTGCCGAATACTTCTTCGACCGTGAATCCTTCTCTTTCCGCTGCATCGCGCTTAATGATTGCCCAGCGCACCATGTCTTTGGCTACGTTCTCGGGGTCTTGCGCGTCGTCCGTCCAATACTGCATCGGGTTCAGCAGCCCGTTTTGATATAGATTCATCGCGGCGTTTGCCTCTTTGCCGATGTCAGGCTGAGGATGCGGACGATAGCTCCACCGACCGCTGCCAATTTTGTCGGCTACGCTGGCCGGGAAAAGTCCTTTGCCGATGGCGTCGATAAGCGCGGCGTTCTTGATGCGGTGCGCGTGTGGTGCAAGAACCTTTTGCCCACGCTCAAACTCCGCTTTCGCCTGCTCGCTTTCGAGCCGGGACGAAACACCGCCGAGTGCGGTAGCGTCGAGCGCGAAAGAGAACGGCAGATTGTAGCTCATCGCAACGAGCTTCAGCAGCAGATTCATGAGATACTGATCGCTTGTGCCAGGTGATTCGTTGGACGGGAATTTGATGTCCTGCCCAGCGGTCAGATGGTTGATCTGCCCGTATAGAATGTCCTGCTGCATCCCGCTTTGCTGGTTGTCGAAAAGCTGGCTGGAGTATCCGTCCATCGCGCCGCTGCCCGCAGTCGCGCCGATGCTGTTGGTGAAGACCGTTAGCGCGGCGGCGAGCTTGGCCTTGCCTTTCGTGAGGTCGATCATCTCGTAAAGGTCGCGGAGATTCGCGCACGCGGCGTCCAGCTTGGAAACGCCCCGATACATATCGACGAGCATGGGGTCTAGGTAGTGGACGAATTGCGTGGCCGGCACGTCCACCGGGTCCATGTATTGACCTGCCGCCATGCCGCGGCGGAAAACCCGGTAGCCGACTTTCGCGCCGTCCTCGCCGATGATGACGCCGGAAACGTAGTCTTCGCTGACGACGTTTTGATACACGCCGCCGATTCGGTCGCTTTCCACCGGCTGAATTGCGAACGGCAGTTGCGCCGCGTCGTCAATGCTCATGCCTTCTTCAAATCCTGGACGCATGAAAGCCCAGCCGTAATCGCCGCCGCGATTCATCCCGATTACGCCAAACTCAAGTAGCCGGAAAAAGTCAGCCCGACCGGCAACGTCGGCGTTTGGAAACCATATTTGGTTCAGGTAGTGTTCAACGTCCGTGTCGAGCTGAGAATCCCCGGTTTGTGCGTGGTAGCCTTGCGGGGCCACATACATCGCATACTTTCGGTTGAGGGTTTTTGCGGGTGCAAAGTTGTTCTCCAGGTCGGTAGCCTCGCGGAGAAGCTGGAGCCGGTCGCGCTGGACGGAAAAAGAGTTGGGTGCGATCTGTGCCGGCGCCTGCGCGCGCTTGGTGGTAGCCCGCGCGCCGTCGTAGCTGAATTGGTGTAGCACTTGCCTCGCGGCCAGGCGCTTCATCCCGGCGACGGGTGAGATCGCCGAGATGGCGCGGTCAAGGATCGAGGGCTTGAACGCAGGCGCTTCCATCAGAAGTTCACCCCGCGCCCGAGGCTAGGATTGAAGTTTGAGCGGACGTTTGCCGAGCGCGTGCCGTTGAGCAGCCCGAGGGCGTAGTTAGCCTCGGCGAGCAGGTCTTGCGCGGATTCTAAACTCGGGAAGCTGAACGTCCTACCAGCGATGGAATAGGAGGTGCCGCGCACGGTGCCCGCGACGATGCAAGCCAGCGCGGAGGTGCGTAGCGTGGTCAGTTCGGTGCCGGTCAGGCCGACGAGCGTGCCTTTCATTTCCGCTCTTGTAATGCGGGATTCTCAATTTTGCAACGCTATTTCTCAAAAATGAGAATATGGGAGCAAAGCTAAGGGCGGCACCGTTTCCAGTGCCGCCCTTGGGGTTTTTCATTCGTCGCACCAATATCCTGACAAGTGCGGAAGTTTTCCTGACTTCGACTTTGATCTTGTAGCGATTGATTTTAATTCGACCACGATTGAATCAATATGGTCTTCCTTTATTGTTTCTGTCCATCCGTTTATTGCTTGATAATTGAACATCGGCTTTTCAAGCAACACCCATCCGTAATCGCACTCTGCAAATTCTTCAAAAAAGAAATACAAATCGCTGAACTGATTGTCCGTCATTTTGCCGCGAACAAATGCGTTGATGTGACGCCTGCATGTCGAGACATCCTTGGTTGAAAGCGCGCTGTCCGCATCACCAAAAAGATGCACGCCCACTGGAATGTCGTATTTTTCCCGCAGGCTTGCTCTATGGTCTTTGCCTGCATCATCGTCCCCGTAGTCATCTGTGTCCATAAGCTCCGTTTGAGCTTTGGCTACACGTATCAGGCGGTCGTCAATTTGAGCAATGGCGATTTTGATTTCAGACGGTGTAAGCTCTCGATTATGCTGATTGGTTTCGGTTGTGGTTTCCATAGTTTTAGTTTTTCGGCTGCGTTGTATTCATATTCGGCTTCATCACGTTCTGATGATTCGGGCAATTCACGCTGTTCCACTTTTTCCACGCTTCCGTCCAGACCGTAAATCTCCCTGTCATAAATGCTTCCGTGCGTCACTCCGTTTCCAGCAAGGTCAAGTATGATGCAACGGGTCTTTCCGTGGCTGCGGCGAAGTCCGCGCCCAGTCATCTGCTTCCACAGGCATCTGCTTTGGGTGTGGCGATTAAGAACAATCATGTCCACTTCCGGCAGATCGTAGCCTTCGGTAAAAATGGTATGATTGCAAAGAACTTTGGTTTTTCCGTTCCTAAATGACTCCTCAATGTCTTCCCGGTGCTGTTCCTTTGTTTCTCCATGAATTACCGATGATCGAACACCAAGCTTAATCAGCGCGGAGGAAGTATTAACTGCGTCCTCCACTGTCCGGCAATAGACAATGGCTTTTTTGAACCGTCTTGCGGCGATTAGTTTTGCACAGTCGGACGCTGCCCATGAAGAAGTGGATTCGCTTCCCGGAACAAAAGTGACAGCGGGGCAAAGGACGCGGAGTTTGGTTAGCTCCAGCGTGTCCGGCCCGTTGATGATCTTGGTAAAGCCGCAAGAGCCAAGGCCAACTCCGTCCAGTCGATAGGGAGTTGCTGTCAGGGCGACCACGATGGCTTTTGGGAGCGCGCAAAAGATTTGCTGATACTGCGCGGCAGAACAATGGTGCCCTTCGTCAATGATTACCGACTTGAAATCGCCGCCTGAAAACGATCCAACCATCTGCACATTGACGGGCATTTTGTGGCGTTCGGCCTGTTTCAGCAATTCGCGCCGATGCGTCACCCACAGGACGGGGGCGGGAAGATGGCGCAGGATTCCGTGCATGGCGATGACGGTTTTTCCCGATCCTGTCGGGCAGGCCACGACAATGCGCCTGTGCTCGCCAAGACTGGCGAAAAACTCATCACACACACGATCCTGAAAGACATGCAGTTTCATTGCGCGGCCTTTTCCTCCAGCGCCTCGCGCGCAATATCGGTCAGGCGTATTTTACGCTTGGCTGCTTTTTTGGTCAGTTTGTCGCGCGTCTCCTGCGAAACGCGCGCCGCGATGGTTGCATTGAGTTTCTTCACGCCGCTACGTTTAGCAGACGCTAAACATTCGCGCAACAGCTATTTTTCCGCCTCCTCTTTCTCCGGCGCTTCCGCCTCGGTCGTGAACAGCACGGCGCGAAGCCGGGAATCGAGCAGAGCCGAAACGAGATTCATTTGATCGCAGTCGAGTAGATGATTCGCCCGGCTTTTCATCACCGTCCACGTCCACTTTTTCGAGCCGTCCCGGTTGACTTCCTGCCGCTTGAACTCCACGGCAGTCTGCTTTTGGTAATCGCTCGAAACGTCCTGCGGGATGGTGAAGCGGTATGTAGCGAGTCCAGACCTGAGCCGGTGATACATGGACTTCACCGGCTGCTGGCACCAGAAAAAATACCTTGCCTGCCGCCGCGTTTTGTCGGTGCCGATGCCGACGTGCCCGACGTTAACCGGCGAGAAGGGATACTTGCGCGTGATGCGCTGGCCGTTCGCCATTTCGTGGTGAGGAAAGTCGCGGCGGTTCGTATTATCGCCCCATAATCCGGTCCATCCGTAGCGCACAATCACCTCCTGCACGGCCATCGTATCGAATGCGATGTCCACCAGCGTCCGTCCCGGTTCGACTTCTAGCGCGATCCGCTTTTCTTCTAGTTCCTCCCATGTCGTGATGCGTCCCTCATCAATGATCCGCGCCTCCTTTTCGCCGTATGCCCTGCACACATACCAGCGATGCGCGCCCTCGCCTTTGCTCGCTCGGCCTGCCTGGTTGTCTATGGTGAGGAATCGGCAGATTTCTCCCTCGAACTTGTCCCCCTTTAGATACTGCCCTTTCATGCGCTCAAAATTCAAGTCGCCGTCCGCATCGGTCGGCGACTCGTCCCATGCCAGTGCCCGCCGTTTCTGTATGTAGTCCCGAAGCGGTTCGATCTGCCCTGCCTTGGCCGCGTAGCTCGCTTTGAGCTTCTCCATCAGCAAGGATCCAAGATGGAAGTAATGAACGGCAGCAGCCTCCCAATGGAACGAGCGGTGCCATTCCGGCGCGTTGGGGTTGGTGGCTTCGTAGCGCCCTTGTTGCGCCTGTGCGCGCCGGCTGGCTTCGTCGCTCGGCCAGTCCCGCCCGCAGTGCTCGCAGTTGTAGCGGACGGTTGGCAAAATGTCTTTCCAGTTATACTGGCCATTCTCATCCGTGGTCTTTTCTCCCTGCGTGTAGATTAGCCGGTCGCGCCCATCGGTCATCCGCTGAAACTGTCGGCAGTGCGGACACGGCACTTGCCACTCCTCACAAGTGCCAGACTGAAAGGCATTGTCCGACTCGTCCCCGAGGACGCTACCTGTGGAGAGCGTTAGGATCTTAGCGTTGCGAACGCCTTCGCACCGCTTTTCAAAAGCCGACATCATGCCAGGCTTATACATGTGGGGCTCTTCCATCGTGAGGAACTTCACGCGCTTCGACTGTGCTGCGCTCATGTTGGCTCCGACGCAGTAGAGACTCATATGGGGGAAAGCGATCTTGGCGATGCGTTGCTTGTGCCGATCATTCGGCAGGCGCTTCGCAAGAAAGTCGTTGGCCTGGAGCATCGGCAGGATGCGGTCTTCCATCGCATCCACGCCGTCAGGGTCGGATTGATGGACGTAGTAATACAGGCCGGGGTCGTTGTCCACGCACCAGGCGATGTGCATCTCGCCAATCAGCGACTTCGCGGCGCCCGCCGGCCCGCGCACGTCCACGCGCTTAACCGTCGAATCATTTGCCGCTCGCATCGGCTCGATCAGCCACGGCGACTCCTCGGCGATATACACCGGGTAACGAGTCGAGTGCGGTAGGCGCAAGGTGCCATCAAAGTATTCGACCATGCTGCCGGCGAATCGTTCCGGCACCATGCCGTGGAGCATGTCGGCTAGCCAGCGACGGTCACTCATTCCTCGGGATTAGCCACACGATGCACCGCGCCATTGCGCCAGACAAGATAGGTCACGACGCCATTGCGCGTGATGGTGCCTACGATCCGCACCCGACTATTCCACGGTGTATTCTGGAGCGTCATTATCCGCGCTTGATCCTTTCCTGCTGTGCCTTCCGCTTTTCTAGGGTCTTCCATGCGTGAGCTAGCTCCTCCCGAGAGTGTCGGCTTTTCGTCTCCGGTTCGCAGAGTTGCACGCGCTTTCGTTTGTCGCCAGCTCGGCGAATGTCGCGCAGCTCGATCTTGGTCAATGGTGTGATGCCCGAAAGCCGGGCGAGTATGTCGGTGGTCATAAATCCTTTGCGGCTTTTCCGAGATAGCCGCGAAACTCCTTGGTGATGATTAGCGCCATGTCACGCGGACAGCTCTGCGTGACGATGTCGAAAAGGCGCGTGATATGATTCCCCCATTCCTCGGTCACGATAGCTTTCTCGACCAAGTCTTCACGGCTTCGCGCGATCTCGATGTCTAGCTTCTCAATTTGCTTGGCGAGTTTCTGATCCTGGAGGGAAAGGTTTGCGGAATCCACGGCCAATTCCTCGGAGCTGCGCGGATTTGCTTTGAGCCAATCCATCAACGGATCGCGCTGAATCTTTCCGTTGCGAAACGCGGCGCATCCA